CAGCGCCTTTACCCAGATCACGCAGGTGCTCGAGTTTACGACTTCGGGCGGTGATCAGCAGTTTGTGACCTACAGCTTCCTTGAGGAAGACGTAGAGCACCAGATCCCTACCGTGAAATCGGCATCCAGCTTTGCAATGACCATTGGTGACGATGCCTCGCTGCCATGGTACGACCTGCTGTCTGCTGCCAACGATGACCGTGTACCGCGCGCTGTAACGGTGACACTGCCAAGCGGCTCGCTGATCACTTACAACGGCTATGTGACTCTGAACAAAACCCCGACTCTGACCAAGAACGAAATCATGGGCCTTCAGTCCACGGTTTCCCTGACCTCTGAGCCGGTTCGTTATTCAGCGTAATAGCTGAAACCAAGCCCTCGTCATCGGGGGCTTTTTTATGCTCAAGGAAAAACCATGTCTAAGTTCAGTCTCGACGCTGCTCCAACCTTCGATGCAACTGTTGAAATTCCAGTGCCGGGCGGAAAGACAGCGCCCGTCAAATTCACGTTCAAGCACCACACCAAGGATGAGCTGGCCAAGTTGTTTGGCCCTTCAAGCAAGCTGACCAATGCCGAAACGGTGCTGCAACTTGTGGCGGGCTGGGAGCTTGACGACGATCTCAGCGAAGAGTCAATCAACAAGCTCGAGCAGAACTACCAGGCCTCAATTACCGCCATCGTCAACAAGTACGCCGCTGAAATTGGCCCGGCCCGCCTGGGAAACTAAAGGCGGCTGCCCGGAAACTCTACGAGAAGGGCACAGACGATGCAGAACTGGCCCGTTTCGGTTTCAGCCGCGAAGACTATGGCATCAGCGACTCATTTGGCATTTGGCCGGAAAACTGGCAGGCGTTCGGCGTGTTTATGGCTCTTGGCACTCAATGGCGCATCGGCATGAGCGGCCCGACCGGCATTGATTACTCAGTGCTGAGCGAAGTGTTCAAGCTCCAGAAAATACCCAAGGCCGACCGGCCAGACACCTTTTCAGCAATCCGGGTCATGGAAGACGCGGCGCTGAAAGTTATTCACGAAAAGGATTAGGCCATGACCGATATTGCCTCGCTTGGCTTTAGCGTCGATACAAGTGACGTAAAAAAGGCGGAAACAGACCTTGATAGGCTGACGGCTGCCGGCGCCAAAACTGAGGCATCGGCAAAGGGCGTAGGCAAGGCATGGTCTGACGTTGGCAGCAAAGTCGGCGGGGCCAATGGTTCCTTCAAAAGCACCGAGAGCGCCGTAAAACAAGGCAATGCAGCACTCAAGGCCCAGCAAACGGAGCTGGGCAAGCTTTTGGGCCAGATTAATCCGGTCATTGCCGCGCTGGATCGTCTCGACAAGCAAGAGGAGTCGCTGCGTAAGTTCAAGGGCGCCGGGCTTATCGATACGGAAACCTTTTCCGAGTACAAGGCGCAGATTGACGCCAGTCGCTTGAGCCTTGGCAGTATCGACGGAGCCATTCGCAAGACCGGCGTGTCGTCCAAACAGACCGCTCAAGCTTTGCGGCAGTTGCCGGCGCAATTCTCAGACATCGCTGTATCACTGCAGGCCGGGCAAAGCCCCTTGACTGTGTTCCTCCAGCAGGGCGCGCAGATCAAGGACTCATTCGGCGGCGTTGGCGAGGCGCTTCGCGCTACAGGGGCTTACGCGCTTGGGTTAATTAACCCGCTCACCCTTGCGGCTGCGGCCGCTGTTGCGCTGGGCATCGCCTACAAGCAAGGCAGTGATGAGTCGACTGCTTACAACAAGGCTTTGATTCTCACCGGCAATGTTGCAGGGACGAACGCTGAGCAGTTGGCGAATATGGCCAAGGCAATCGACGCCACCGTGGGCACTCAGCGTCAAGCTGCTGCTGCGCTGGCAGAGGTCGCAGGTTCTGGCAAGTTTGCCGCCGAGCAGATCCAGGGCGTGGCCACTGCTGCCGTGGCGATGAATGATGCAACCGGCAAGGCGATATCGGAAACAGTCAAAGAGTTTTCGCGCCTGGCAGACGAGCCGGCCGCCGCATCCGCAAAACTCAACGAGCAGTACAACTACCTCACCGCATCGATTTATCAGCAGATCACAGCACTTGAGGAGCAGGGTGATGCTGCCGGCGCCGCTCAACTGGCCATCGATTCGTTCGCCGAGGCCATGAATCAACGCGCAAACGAGATTGAAGGGAATCTCGGGCTGATTGAGGGTTGCTGGAAGAATATCAAAGACGCTGCCGCTGAAGCTTGGGACGAAATGCTCGGCGTTGGTCGCCCGCAAACCCTTGAGGATCAGCTTGCCGCCCTTGGTGGTGCGGATGGCGGTGCGGGCTTCAGTTTCGGCAAGGTCGCCGCCAACGCAGCAGTGTTAGGGCCGCTCGGCGCCGTTAAGTCGCTATACGATCAGCTTGAACCGAGCCTTAAGTCACTGAGCGAAGAGGGCAAGCAGCAGGTAGATCAAGAGCGCATTAAATTAGGGCTTCTGATCGAGCAGCGCGACACTGAGTCAGCATGGCAGGGTGAGCGAGCCAAGGTGAATGCCGCCGCGGTAAGCGCACAGGATCAGCTTAACAAGTCGCTGCAGTCATCGCGGTCGAATGCTGAGAAGCTGACTGCTGAATACGCCAAAATCGACAAGCTGGTTCGTGATGCAGCGGCGGGAGGCGTGACCTATACCGACTCGCAGATCGCCCAGCTACGCAAGGCAGCGCTTGATCAGTACGGCGATAAGGCACCAACGACCAAGAAGGCAGCCAATGCGCCAGCATACCGGGATGATGCGGCCACTCAGCTATTGCTCACACTCCAAAAGCAAGAGGCGTCACTTCAGGAGCAACTGACCAGCGAAACCGCGCTCACCGCCGAGCAGAAGAAGCGTGCAGAGTTCGAGGCGACCATTGCCCAGCTCAAGACCAAAGACATTCTAACGGCTGACCAGAAGTCGCTGCTGGCCAATCAGGATGCTATTCGCGCCCAACTTGATCAGAACGTAGCCTTGGCTGATGCGGTCAACCTGCATAAGCAGATGCTCGTGGAGCAGGGTAAGTACGCGAGCTTTCAGGCGCGCATCAATGACCAGCTTGACCAGGCGCGCAACAACCTGCAGTTGCAAGCCGCTGCGTCCGGGCTTGGCCAAAAAGACGCTGAGCGCCTTCGCGATCAAATTCGAATTCAGCAGGATTACCAGCGCCAACAAGGCCAGCTTCAAAGCCAGTTCAACAGCGGAGACATCAGTCAGAACCTGTATGACCAAGAAACCTCGGCACTGAAGGATGCCCTGAATGAGCGTCTTGACCTGCAGAAGGGCTATTACGATCAGCTCGATGAAGCACAGGCAGACTGGCAAACCGGGTATAGCGCCGGGCTTGCTGACTTCTTCGACGAGCAGCGCAACATTGCAGCAACGACTTACGACATAGTTACCGATCTATTAAATGGTGTCGCTGATGGCGTGAGCAATAGCCTTGCCAGTGCAATTGTTCAGGGCGACGACCTCGGTGACTCGCTGTACCGGGTGGCGCAGACCATCGAAACCCAGCTGCTGGCATCGCTTATCAAACTGGGCATTCAGTACGCGATCAATGCAACCATCGGCGAAACAGTGGCCACAGCCGCTGCAGCGGCCTCAGTAGCCCAGGCTACGGCAGTTGCGGCAGCTTGGGCGCCGGCAGCCGCCGCAACGTCCCTTGCGTCATTTGGCGCAAACGCGGTTCCAGCAGCCGCGGGAATTACGAGCACGAACGTGCTGGCCGCAACATTCGCCAGCGGTGCAGGCTTCAAGCAGGGCGGGTACACGGGGAACGGCGGCATAAATGACGTTGCCGGCGTCGTGCACGGCAAAGAGTTCGTATTTGATGCGGCTGCAACCTCGCGCATAGGGATTGATAACCTTGAATCCATTCGCGCAGGCCGTGACCTCGCATCAGCGAGCGCGCGCCCTGGTGGCTCTGCGAACGACTCCAGCTACGGCGGTGCGTCTCAGTACAACACGTTCAACTTCCCCAACATCACAAACGCTCGCGAGGCCAAAAAGGCTACGGCTCAAGCGGCGCGCGACTTCAATAGCGTGAGCAGCAAAGCCGGGAGATACAATTAATGGCATTCTTGGAAGAGCGCTTTCCAGAGGATATTGATTACGGCAGCGGATTCAGTACGGCCTGGAACAACAAAATCATTGCCACGGTTGGTGATGAATACCGTAGCCGCATAGATCCTTACCCAAAAACCTCATTAGAGGTGGATTTTCTACGGCAGCGAGACAACATAATTGGCCGCATTATCGACTTGAACAGCCGGGCTGGCGGTGAGTTTTCCGGCTTTCGCGTTAAGAACTATCTGGACTTCTCGACGAAGAACTACCGGGAAGCGCCAACGCCATTTGACCAGGCTATGCAGCCACTGACGGCGGGCACCTATCAGATGATGCGCTGGTACGGAAACTCAGCAGACCCACTATGTTCCAGGCGTCGATTGCGTAAGCCGGTTGCTGGCTCCGGGAAGGTAGGCGTTGGCGGAAAAGAGTATCCGGCCTCCCTCCATGCTATCGACTACACGACAGGCGTTGTGACGCTTGCGTCGAACAAGACCCGCAGCATTACTGCAATTTCAAACGCCTCCAGCGCTACGCTTACAGTGGGCTCAAACGCGTTCGTGATTGGCGACTCGGTAGTAGTGACCGGCGTATCGGGCATGACTCAGATCAACGGATTGCGCGCACTGGTCACAGCCAAGCCATCCTCCACGCAAATAACCATCGCGATTAATACAAGCGCGTTCGGCACCTATGCCGGTGGCGGGACAGTGCAAACCCAGCCCGCAAGTGGCGAGCAAGTTACCTGCGGGTGTTATTTCGACATTCCTATGCGGTTTACCGATGACCTGTCAGGCGCCTACACCGGTCCAGGGGTGCTTCGCGTGAGCAGCATTGGCCTTGTCGAACTGAAAAATCCCACCTAACCAATCCGAATAAAACCGGCCCGCCATTGAGCGGGCTTTTCCGTTTCTGGAGCCCTATGAAATCGCACGTCGCAGACTGGCAGGCGCGGGTTTACTGCGTCCGGATTGTCGCTACAAACGGTTCTGCCGTTCGCTTTGCTGCCTATCCGCACGATTTAACGATGAGCAACGCTGAGGTGTACTTGGCAGGCTCTGGCTTTGAATTCAGCGGCTATTCAGCAACATCTACCTTTTCCAGTTCGTCTATCGACCTTGAAGGCTTCATGACTGGCGCCATTGGATTGATCCAGCTTGATGAGATTAGCGCCGGCACATGGGATAACGCCCGCGCCTCGCTCTTCGCGACAACGTTCTACGCACCAATCGAAGACGAAGAGCCAATCGGGCGTTATATATTTGGAAAAGCAATTCCCTCAGATGAGCAGAGATACAAAATCGAGTTCATGGCGCTGATCGATGCGCTCAGCCAGAGCACCAACGAAACGTACTCCGCCGCATGCAGTAATACGCTTTTCGATCAGCACTTAGATGGCGAGCTTCTATCTATCACTCAAAGCCGCTGCACCGGGCCACGATCCGCCCCTGATGGTCCGCTTATGGCCGATTACAAAGTCGCCGGCACCCTGACTGCGGTAACCGACCAGTATTACTTCACTGACTCTGCGCGTGGCGAGGCTGACGACTGGTTTGCCTATGGTCAGATAAGATTCACGACCGGCCCCAATGTCGGCCTCAAGCCTATTCAGGTGAAGGCTTTCAGCTCCGGCAACATCCAGCTATTCGACGCAATGTTCTACCTGCCGACCGTGGGCGACCAATACGAAATGATCCCCGGTTGCCGCAAAACGCTGGATGCCTGCAAAAACAAGTACGGCAACGTCATCAACATGAAGGCGCAGCCACACTTGCCTACACCATCACAGTACGCACAGATAGGGCGCGGCCAATGAATTCCGTTATCGCTGCTGCCCGCGAATGCCTCGACACGCCGTTCAAGCATCAAGGCCGCGTGCTGGGCAAGGGGATGGATTGCGCAGGGGTGCTGGTGCATGTCCTCAAGTCTCAAGGGCTTCCGGTAGCTGACACCACCGATTACCCAAACAGGCCTTTCGACGGAATGCTTGAAAAAATCCTCGCTGCTCAGCCTGGCATGTTCGAGATAAGCAAGGCCGACATGGCGCCCGGTGACGTACTGCTAATGCGCGTCCTGCATGACCCCCAGCACATAGCGATTCTGTCTTATCCGCGCTATGGCCGACCCTACATTGTTCACGGATGCTCAGACAACAAGAAGTGTGTCGAGCAGCCTATTGATGCCGTGCTGACTGCACGAATTGTTCGCGTGTATCGACTGCAGGAGAAGGGCCAATGAGCGGTGTAGAAGTTGCTTATGCCGTAGCTGCTGCCGGCCTCGCTATTGCGGCGACCTCTTTACTCGCCCCCAAAGGGCCAACTACCGAGATAGGTAAGCTTGAAGATCGCGGCATTCAGTCGAGCGCATACGGGGAGCCGATCAACAGGTTTTACGGCACCATAACTGCGCCCGGCAACGTAATCTGGCTCAAAGGCGGCAAACTGGACGAGCACGTCAAGAAGAAAAAGCAGGGCGGCAAGGGCGGCGGCGGTGGAACAACCACCAAGACCTACACCTACAGCGGCACTTTCATTCTCGGCTTGGGTGGCCCAATCGCAGGCGTGCGCCGCATCTGGTGCTTGGACAAGCTGATCTACAACGCCGGTTCCGACGATCTCGAAACGATCATTGCCAGCAACCAAGCCGCGAACGCTTGGGCGATCTACACAGGCACTGACGACCAGATGCCCGATCCAGATTATGAAGCGGATGTTGGCGTGGGCAATGCGCCAGCACTGCGCGGCATGAGCTACATCAAGTTCAAAGACTTCCAGCTGGCGGACTATAACAACTCGCTGCAGGGTGCGCAGTTCAAGGTTGAGGTGGTGCAGGGTCAGCAAATATCTGCAGTTCTTTCCTATCTACACGCTGATGAGAATCTGTCGACGCAAAACGGCCTGCTGTTCAGGGATGCACCGGGCGAGATCGTTCGGACCTGGCCCTATGCTGGAGGCGAGACCCCCAAGATAATCAGGGTTCATAGAACCCATGGGCCGCAGGACGAGGCTTTATATTTTGACGGACCAAGCACTATTGATGTCAGCGCAAATATTGCCACAGGCGATATAAAGTATGCGTTTATAAAGCGGCCAGGGACAATATACACAAGCGCTGGCGAATTTTCAGGATTCAGCTGGAACCTCAGCACAAGCGGGTTTCGGGTTCACTATAAAAATGAAACTCTTGGCGTTATGTGGACAAGTGGTCCAGGGGCGAGTGAGATTCATCTTCGCTCCACTCAGAACTATTCAAATGCCACTCGATCATATTATGCAATGACTCTTTCTGATGATCGGGTATATGCGATCACAAGTACTGAAATTGTAACTTTCGACTATGAGCTGAATGAGATCAGCTCTGTTGAGCATGACAGTCTTTATTCCTTGGCATTTGAGCGCACCTATATTTCATTTGATGCCGGGCTGATTTGGGTTCTTCCGTCTAATAATCTAATTATACAAGCCTTTGATCCTGCAACGGGAATCCGTGTATTTTCTCTTGAATCGCCCGTGTTTGAGCCTGATTTTTTTGGTACAAATGGCCAGGCTGGGATATATAAAGATGGGATTGTTTATCGAAGAAGTGGAGAAGCTGGTTCTGCCAAAATACAGGCAATACATATCGCAAGTATATTTGGAGAGCAAGCACGTCTCGCCGATATTATTGCAGCTGAAATATCGCGATCTTCTTTAGTTTCACTCTCCGATATCGATGTTTTGCAGATCGCTGAAGATGTTGTTGGTTATAGGGTTTCAGGCGGAACTATCCGTGCCGCCCTTGAGCAGCCGCAAGGTGCTTATCCATTCGACGTTATCCAGTCCGGATACAAAATTAAATGCGTTCCTCGCGGGCAGACGAGCGTCGTCACTATTCCTTGGGAGCATCTTGGGGCTAATGATTCAGACGAGGCGGGCGACCTGATCACACAATCTCGCGAAATGGACTCGCAGTTGCCTGCCATTACGGCCGTGAGCTATCTATCGTCAGAACGCGAGTATGCGACTGGCGAGCAGATCGCCCAGCGCATCAACACTGCAGCTGTTAACCGCACCGACCTTGAGCTGGCAATGGTGCTGACTGACGACAAGGCCGCACAGGTTGCTGAGGTTTTGCAGGGAATCGCGTGGCTTGAGCGGACTGACTTCAGCATTACACTGCCGCCGATTTACCTGCCGCTTGAGCCTTCTGACGTTGTGACGGTGTCTAGCAAAAATGCCATCTATGAACTGCGGCTGACAGAGGTCAACTACACACCAGATGGGCGCCTAGAATGCAAAGCCAAGCCGAACCGCGCCGCGCTCTACATATCAAGCGCTACTGGCGGCACCGGGATTACCCCGCCCAGCACGATTGGTTTGTCCGGCGAGTCTCTGATAGTTGAACTCGACATCCCGTTGGTGGATGAAGTGAGCCAGAATGCAGTCGGGTTTGTCACCGCAGCAACTTGCTATACAAACGGATGGCCTGGCGCAGTTCTCGTTCGCTCTGCTGACGACGGACAAACATGGGAGGACTTGCAGGCCTACACGGGGATGGGTGGTATTGGGTATGCGACAGGTGTGCTGCCTGCCAGCCCCGGCCACTTGATCGATCAGCGCTCGCTTGCAGTCAGTTTTATATCGGGTGAGCCTGAGTCAATTACGCTCGGTCAGCTTCTGACCGGCTACAACTACGCTGCTTACGGATTTGATGGGCGCTGGGAGATCGTCCGCTTTCAAAGCGCTACACTGAATGCTGATACCAGCTACACCCTGAGCGGTTTTGTACGGGGCGATAAGGGCACAGAATGGGCTACAGGTCTTCATGTTGCAGGTGACTACTTCATCCTGCTAGATGACCCTGACAACGCATTTATCGGCACCGCGGTGCAGACGATTGGCCTTGCGCGGGATTATCGAGCCGTCACCTCTGGAGCATCGGTAGATGACGCCGAAAATACCGTGTTCACTTACAACGGC